CCCTTAGTGTGTTCTGTGTAGATGTCTTACCTCTGTAACTCTTACTCATGCCCACTCACTATGTTGTACGCATCCATCAATCCGCGCTCATACTTATAGTTCGATGGATGTATGTCCAAGATGTAATCTGTCAGCTTGTCTAGCCTTGCTTTGTATGTTGCTTCAATGATGCTGGCTAACTCTTTTGAGTCTTTGATCTGTTCCTGCAAGGCTGTGTGATCTTTCCTTAGATACTCAACCATTGCTACATACTCCAATAACTCATCGTGCTTTACCTGCACCCATCTGGTCATGTTGTTTAGCGTAACCCAAACTTGCCACCCGAGCCGATAGGTGAGCAGGGAATGGCATTGGATCAAGCCACTCGCCACCGTCACCGCGTAGGTTTGGTTGGTCATGGGTGCTTTCGCACAATCGCGCCGTGTGCCTTAGTGCTTGGTGTTTTGATGCCAGGCGATTCGTGTTGACATCAGCTGCTAAGGCTCGCATTTCTGCTGGTTTCATGGGCTAATCAACCCATGTTGAGATACGCCATCTGACGGCGGTTCACCCGAGGATTAGTCGGGCATCAGTTATACTCTTGACTAGAGCGTGTGTGCTTGCGATGTTAGCATCGTTACGAGCGGCACGCGGTTGTTTCTTGGCATCCGCGTGTCGTTTGTTTTATATGAGGTCTGCTGGCCCTAGTTTCTCGTAAAACTTTTCCCAATTACCACAGCAATGTGTCACCCACATACGCTCGTTTAGATCAGGGTCTACCCCAAAGTCAACTGGTTCAAGTATTTTGGCGCATTGTGGACATGACTGTGGCAGGTTTTGAGCTGCTAAATAATGGCCCTTGATCTTGCGCTCTATGCTTTCCCAAACTGTATCATTCATTTTCTAGTTTCCAGATTCTGTTGTCTATGCTGACCAATGCACTTTTGATCGCCTCTAGTGCGTTAATAACATCTTTTAAGATGTCAGTTATCGGCTCATCCACGATTACTCCATTTCTCACAAAAGCCACAAGGCTTGCCTATGTATACCCATCCACCGCATCCGCAGCGCATGACCTCTGATTCACTCATTAGCAAACTCCATCTGTGCCGGGACTATCAATGATCGCCACACCCGTGTTGGGCTGGCGTGCTTGCGTTTGTTGTGGCTTGGCTCAAATACATCAGTGATCTCGATGATTCCCTTTGTCTGTGCGTGTCGCATGACACCGCCCATGGCTCGGTTTTCTTTGGTTCGATAGCCTTGTGCCTCGACCAGTTCAAGCACATCATCAGCTGTGAAAGTGTCCCGAGTCTTTGCAAGGTGGTTGATCGCTCGCATTGATGCGGCCCACCATGTCCCATCAGCGTGTTCACTAACCTGTGTGATGGCGTCAATCTTGGCCGACATCCCATCGCGCTTGCATAGGGCGCAGTATCTTGCCCCTTTTGGTTCGCCATGATCACACATCATCATCACCTTGTAGGGCTTTAAAGGTGTCACAAGGCCAAGGTGCAAACTCATCCCATATGCCAAAGGCCAACTGTTGCTTGATGTCTGGATGAACGCAGTGTGTGCAGAATGAGTAACCATCGCGCTCTAATTTGGTGTGCAACATTCTCACACGGTTCAAAGTTTCCTCTAGTTTGGCGTAACTGTTACCTGCTGGGCATTCACAATGGCAATACTCACTATGTGTTGGATTCATGATCGATCCCAAATTGCCTCGCACCTAACCGATGCGCCCTTATCCCCACAGATCCAACCAGCGTATGGTGTGCCGTCTTTCTTTAGCCCGGTCTTTCTACGCATTGCGCCATGACGACAGGTCGGAACTGATAGATCAGGCTCATCAACTAATGCCCAGGGGTCAACCTCTTTTGGCTTGGCTGGCCCAGGTGCTTGACGATCCTTAGCCCCTTGCACCTCTTGCTTGCTTGCAATACCTTTGCTAATGCCCAAGCCCAACGCCGCCAGGCAACGCCCCCAAGCACTTGACTCTAAGTTTTGCAGTTCGCTGCCTTTTGTGTAAGGGGTTTTGCCCTCAATCAGTTCCGCAGCTGTACCAATGCCTGGGCGTTCATCATCAGGTGTGCGGTATGCGTAAGCGATGCCCCACATCATCAAAGGCGATCCCTCTAAGATTCCCTTAAACTCAAATTGCAATGAGCCCTCGGGATACTTTGCATAAAACTCTTTGATCCGTTCCTGAACGGTTACATAACTCTCTAAATCAAAAGCCATTAGAGTGCCCAACCATCTTTAGCCATTTGTTGCTCTATGTTTTCTTTGTGATGCGCCCATCGCCAATAATTAATCGATGCTTGCTTGCGCTTTTGTTCTTGATGATTATTCTCTACGGCCACACCGACAAGAACGCCGATAATGAAAAACAAGCCGAATCCAAATAATGTTAATAGTCCCATGCCCTGTTACTCCCTGTTATTTGTCTATGTCACTGGCTTTGTATCGCTTAACGCCGCCAATGCGTTTAGGTTTCAATGCGCCAGTCTGACCCCATCGCCTAATGGTTCGCTCGCTCACTTGCAGCTTGTCGGCCACTTGCTTTGCGGTTAGATACTTTTCTGACATTTGACCCTCCTACGGTCATACTAGGACATACGCGGACATTTGCGCAGTTAGTTTTCGGGCGTGTCGTCATCCCGTAATGGTAGCGAAACCAGCCAAATTACGACCCCAATGATTATCAGTAACCCTGTGACCTTTTTTGCTGATCCATCTAGGGTGAAATAGGCAATTAGTAACCCTACATAGGTGTAGGTATCAGCTGTAATTGCTGACACATACTTCTTTAGCCACTTCACTTGATTCTCCTTATGCTACTTGCTATCTGTGTGACCAGCACCGCGCCGATCACTACACTCTGGGATTCCTCACGTTGCTCGGGTGTCATGTCTGAACCCACATTCATAATCGCCTCTACCGATGCGGCCAGAGCCTCGATGCCGGGTATTGCTGCAAGCTGTGTCGGTACTTCCAAAGTCACCACCTGCTCATCTAGGCTTGGCATAGGGCTTGGTACAATGCTTGGCTCGATTGAGGTTGGCGATGGTTCAGCGGTTGGTTCGGGCAATGCTGTTGGCAGCTCTGGCAGTGGTGTTGGTTCTGGTTTTGGTGTTTGTGTTGGTGTCGGTTCTATCGTGGGCACTACTGGCTCTACTGGCACAGGGGTTGGCTCGATAAGTGTTGGAGTTGGTTCGGGCTGTGGCATTTGTGTGGGCATTGGTGTGGGTTCTAATGATGGTTCGAGAGATGGTGTAGGCGATGGTTCGAGTGTTGGCGTGGGCGTTGGCTCTGCGGTTGCTGTCGGTTCTAGCGATGGTGTGGCAGTCGGAGTCGGCACAATACCTGCGTAGTATCGCCTCGGATCGTCAGCTGCCAAAAGGTCACCGATGTAAATTGTGTAAGGGCCAGCGAAACCACCCTCACAATAGTGCCGGGCGATGTCTCCCTTATCGGCAAAATACTGGTTTGAGTTATCCCAACCAACCGAGCGAATCACCTGCTCGCCAGCTAAGTTTGCACAAGTAATTTCTGTAAATACTGTCTCGGCGTATGCGTTGGGCGTGTGCGTCAGCATCGTGAGCCCTACGATGAAAGCGACAAGTGCCACTCTCAAAGACTTGTGCATCAGACTAATTTGGCCTTAATCTGCCTGCCGTCTAAAACGATTGGCGCAGCTGAATCGTGCCAGATCCAAAAGCCGACCGGCATGGATGGATCACAGTCGATGGTGTGCGACCAATGCAAGTGATACACCTTGCCATCCCAACCGCCAATGTTCTTATCATCGTGACCAGTTTCATCAAGTTTGTCAGTGCCAGGGTAACGACCAAAGCGGCCTCGCAATACTTTGCCACCTTTGCTGAACTCAACGCGCAGGATTGTGATCCATTCCCACTGGCCAGCCTTGTCTACCTTGTAAGCAATGCCCTTTGGGTACTCGACCCAAGTCCAAGTTTTTGGCCCAATACTTTGCTTGCTAGCACCTGACTCAACTTTCCATAGGTTGCTCACTTTTCTAGATCCTTATCGGCATTGGTAAAGATGTCATTTATCTCGGCATCATCAAGTGAACCATCGCGCAGGAATGCCCGGGCTAGTCCCTCGATAACTACGGCCACGCCACCAATGCCAGCAATGATGATCGCCTTGGCTGGCTCTACGCCTGCTACGGCTGATGCGCCTACGACTGACAGGCTACTAGCTGCAAAGACTGCGACCATGCGTAGCAAGATGTTTTTGGTTCGGTTCATGATTCTAGAATTGCCTTTGGATCTAGGTCTGTACCCTTTGACCAGCGAATGTTGTCGCGCATTTCAAAATGCAAGTGTGGGCCTGATGAGTTTCCAGTGTTGCCAGATTCTCCAACAAGTTCGCCAGCCTTGACGGTTGCCCCAGGCTTAATGCGTACCTTGTTCAGGTGTGCATAGATTACCCAGCCACCATCAACCTTTTGCACAACTTGGTTGCCATAGGCTTTGCCCCAGTTGGCGTTCTCGATCTTGCCGTCAGCTACTGCCAAGATTGGTGTGCCAGTGGGTACTGCAAAGTCAACGCCTGTGTGGTAACCCTTTGACCACATCTTGCCTGGCTTCTTATAAGCGGTTGTGATCTTGCCGTTCTTAATTGGTAAGGCCATGATTGCCCTTTCGTGTCATGGCCCTGTGGTGATTGTTAAAGTGCTGCGACTTCCTCGGCAGTAAGTCCAAGGTCTGCCAGTTTGGCGAGTGCTGATTCCCGAGCAGCTGCTCTTGCTTCTTGTTCTGCCTGGCGTGCTTGGGATTCGGCTTGCAAAGTGGCTCGTTCTGCCAATTCCTCTGTGGTCAGTTCGCGTTCTATCTGCTCGCCAGTTTGGGCATCAACGGTTAAAACTGTTTCAATTTCGTTAGCCATCGTTTAATCCTTTAGTCCATAGATACGAATAACGCCAGTCATGTTTGCGGGGCCGATTAGTGACAAACCGTCATAAGCGGTAGTCACGTTCATGAGGCCACCATTTGCCCATGTGTAGTTGTTGGTCGTGTTAAACGTGGTTACCGCATCGCCAGTAAAAGTTGTGTATTGGGTTTGCTGTGGGTTATAAAGCATCATGTCGTTGCTAAATAATCCGCCGAGAGCGTTTGCGCAATAACCAAGTTCAAAGCCAGATGTAGTCACGCCATTTGAATAGCCGTTAGTTCCAGAGTTATTTGAAATATACCCAGTCGCTGCGAAAGCGTAATTTGCACTGCTGTTACTTACGCCGCCAGCGCGCATTTTCATGTAAATGCCACCGCTTCCAGCAACCGTTGTAAGGGCTGTTACAATGCGGTAATTTCTAAAACTGCTTGTAAAAATGTTGTCAATGTTGACAGTGCTTGATGCAGTGATTGTTGTGGCGTTGATAAGTACCATGCCGACGTTTTTGCCACTAGTCACGCTAAATAAAGTGGCATCAATATCATCGCCAAGGGTTTCAATAGCGGTTGCGCCATCTTTGACATAATCGGTGGATGTAGGTACATCCCACCCATAGTTAGGGGTTGTTGTTGCCATTTATAGATCCTGCCATTCTGTCGTACTAGGAGTATACCCCGCCCAGGTGAGCGTAGGGCTTAACTGATACCAAATAATTGATGAGTATGTCTCGGAGTATGCCGAGCAAGTCAATGCCAATTCGGCGGTGTATCGGGTCAAGTTCCATGTGTAGCCCTCTACAAAGCCATCAAAGGTTGTGCCAAAGACTGCTGGCAATGCCGTTGTGTTTATGCGTAGGCCGTTGTATACGGCAGCTAGTGCATCGCGTGTGGCGTCGCTGACCGTTGGCGAGTGCAGTGGGATCGTGATCTGCTCTGGATACATTCTTGGGAATGCCCGGGATCGGATGAAGTCGGCTGCCTGTGCCTCGGCATCGGCTAGGTTGTGCAACTGGGTTGTGCGAGATCCTGACAACTGGCCATAGAGAATGACAGACTGCTCATCTCTGGCGTTGGCAGTTCCTGCCCGGTATGTCACATTGGCATCGTTTACAATTTCGCCCCATTGCGCGGCGGTTCGTAAGCCTCTGGCTAGAATGTCATCCGATGTCAGGGTTAGCGGTGTTGCGCTGGCTCGGGCTTGGTAGTCGTCATAGTGCAAGTCACCATCGCCACCCTCCCAAAGCACACCGCGACCCGAGTTGGCGGCTTGCGTAGTTAAGGTGTAGGCATCAATTTCGCCACCTGAATAGGCTTGCAACTCGTATTGCCCAGGTACATCAACATTGGCGGTCAGGTTATCAACCAAGGCTTGATTGGTTGCATCGTAACTTTCCCATGTTGTACCTGCTGGCAGCTGCGCCCATGTCAGTGTTGGCGAAACATCCGACCAAGATTGCAAAAAGGCTTCGGTCAGAATGTTTAAGATTCGAGTGCCGTCAAACTCTTTGGCGTAGTTTGTCGCGCCTACGATGTGACGGTTTAGCTGTGAAAGTGGGCCAACGGCTGTGATTGTGTAGATAGCGATTGAGCCATCTGACCCATAGGCCGACAGGCTTATGTCAATGTCCGAGATTATGCCAGCAAAGATTTCTTGCGTTCCTGTCGTTCCCTTGTCGATCGAGATTGACACAGACTGGCTCAATGCCACGTTCAAAGGCTCGCTGGCATCAGTCCACAGGCTTATGGATGCGTAGCCTGGTTGAGGCTGGGTAGTTACATCATCGCGCCCAGATCGGATTGAAATAGATGAAATTGTCTGATCTGCGTATGTTGTAGCCCCTGCAAAGGTGACTGTCGGATACGGGTCATACGTTGTCACAATGTTGCCCCAACAAGGTTGACCGCGCCTGTGCGCCTTGATGAATCCTGCAATAGTCTTTCGATGCTACGGCGAGCAGACTCACCGTCAATCACGCCGTTCATGATTATGGTCACGCCTTGGCCGCCATTGTCTGGGCGAATAGATCCCGAGCCTGATGGGATAAAAGTTTCAGGGCCAAACTCGCCAACGCGATAAGGCTGGCCAGCCATAACCGATCCACCAGCTGCGCGACCTAATGGTGCGTTTTCTGGTGCAAACCTGCCCTCGGCATACACAAATTGACCAACAAGGCTGGCTCTAAACTTGTCTCCAAGTGCGATTACTTTGCCATAAGCCCTTGTTATGGAGTTGATGCCATTGGCTACCGATTCCAAAGCATTCGCGAAAGTCTGCAAAGTGTTTGTGGATTCATCGCCATCCTCGGTTATTGTCGTAAACAGTTTGGCAAAGGCATCGGCAACTGCTCGCAATGATCCACCCAGGCTATTTGCGCCGTTGCCTGCAAAGTCCCCAGCTAGTTCCCGAGCGCGGTTGCTTAATCCCTCGGGATCATCGCCACTAAAGCCCTGTGCAACTTGATTGACCTGTTCCAATAAGACTTTAAGTGTAGGCAGTAAAGCCACACCGATTGACTCTTTAAGTTCGCCAACGCGCTCGGTGACGATAGCCAACTGCCCTGCATAAGTTTCGGTATTGGCTTTGGCTGCGCCACCAAATAACCTAGTCAGTTCATCTTGGACTAGATTAAAATCTTTGGTTTTCTTGATGTTTTCATCAAGTGGGATGCCCAACTTAGTAAGTGCGCCTATGTTGCCGTTGTAAGCCTTGCCAAGGGTAAGGGATACGGTTTCAAGGTCTTTGCCAGTAGCTGCGGCAATGTCTAAGGCAAGATTAGTTAGTTCCTGCGCTTTGCCAACGTCGCTAGTGGCTCGGGCTAGGTTAGCCAGTGCCGGGCGCAACTTGGTATCGGCTACGCCAAAGGCCAACTGTTGCTTGGTGATGTATTCCTCGGTGGATGCGATCTGTGCATCGGTGGCGTTTGTCGTATTGCGTAAGGCAATAGCAAGTTGTTTTTGTGATGCTTCATCCTCGACTGCGGCCTTTACGCCGTCAATGCCAATCTTTACTGCGTAGGCTGCGGCAGCTGCGCCAGCAACTACGAAAGCGGCAGCGGCAATTTTGCCGTACTTTTTGACACTGCTAGCGAATCCTTTGGTGTCATTGTCAGCCTTGTTTAGGCTTCGCCCAAATTGATCAACATCGGCAAGCAAATTAAGTTTGAGAGTTCTCACATCAGCCATTGTCCGACCACTTTTCTATAACTCGTTTTCTAACTGCCTCTTTCCAACGGGCAGTTAAAGTTGGCTGGATGCGCTTCAATTCCTTAAAAATGCCGTAGCCCTCGTTGCCTCGACCTTGGGCAGGTGAGCGATCAGGAAAGCGTCGGCCACCATTCTCAAAAGGTGCTGGGCCACCAAACTCTGAACCAAACAAAACTTGGCCAGATACTGCGCCACCACTAAACCGACCTTTACTGCCACCGATTGTGACGTTAGGTATCCGATCCTTGTTGGCTCGAATTGTGGCCGCCACCTTTTGGGCTTGGGCTGGTAGTGGGTTGAACGTGTAGCTGCTTTGCAGTTCGGTTGCTGACCATGCGCTAATGGATGTCACATCGTCTTTGAGTGCTTTCTTTGCGCCCTCATCCATTTCACGAAATGCCTTGTAAAGGGATTTAAGATCCCGAGAGTCAGGGGTCATCTTGACGGTTACTTTGTCAGCCATGACCATTCCTCTCCTGTATCAGCATGAATGCTGTGTTTATGTCTGCGAGCGACCAGTTCAAAAGATCAGCCAAGGGAATGCCGGTGGATACTGATAACCTGACCAGCCCATCCCTTAACTCTCTTTTGGGCTTTCCTCGACCACCTCAAAGGTTTCAAACTCATTGGTAACCCAGGCTTGCTGGTTTGGCATCTTTGTATGCCCTTGGGCCTTTGCGGCCTTGTAAAGCATGCAAGTGATGACATCTAATGAACCTTGGCTCATCTTGTCAGCTGCCTGGCTGACTGTGTAGCCGAGTTCACGTTCGATCTCAATCCACAGCCAAGCCGACTCATCGCTCACTATGTAGTTGTTGCCCTGTTTTGTTGTAACTGTGTATTGCATAATGGTGCCCTGTTCTATTCGTTAAGCCCGAGCGACTGTTCCATCCTCGACTACAAAGGATAGCGAGGTCGTCAGTACGTCAGTGGCCGCGCCACCAACGGTTGGAAACACCGGAAAAACTGACCCAGTAAATGTGTCCCCATTTACATCAAAGGAAAATGCCAGGCTAGTGTCAGGGGCACTGTTGGCCGCATCCCAAAGCGCGCTGATGATTCCAGCTGATGATGTGTCGTCAAGGTACAATTCGACGTTTAGTGTGGCGAACTTGTCAACGGTCTTGTAAGCGCGACCCGAAAGCACTTCAAGTACCTGCTGGTTGTTTTCGCGTTCCAAAGTTACTGTGCTTGCTTGGTCAGCGTAAGACACCGAGTTAATGCTCAGGGTCAGATTCCGACCAGTTATGTATGTTGCTGGCATGACTTGCCTTTCTAGTTGGTTGTGACCATCTCGATGTTGAGTTGGCTGATTAGCATATCGGCGTTTCCAATTTGCTGAACTGTTGGTTGTGACCATCCACCCAAAAACGAAATGTTATTGGCTAATAGATCGGTTACTGACAAAATTAAGGTTTCCAAGTTTGCCAAAGCCGCTTGGTTGTCGGCTGCGTTGACGATCACTGTGATGTCAAAGCGCACATTGCATCTAGCCCCACCGATTGCGCTTACTGTGATGTAAGGCGACCCAGGCACTAGCACGATGGCTGGTGGAGTGATGTTTTCGTTTGGGTATGCGTAAACAACCCGACCAGCAGCTGCAAGAGTTGCGGCAAGGTTTGCCCGGTACGTTGCCAAGTTAGCCAAGATAACCCCTGGTATCTAAGTGCTTGCCTAGTAAGCCTGAAACTCTGGTGAGCATGGAACGGCCTAAGCGGTACGGTGCAGGGCTTTGAAAGTCCACACCCTGCTGGCCAAGTGTGCCTGTGCGAGTGATCCAGATGTCGCAAGCAACCGCCAAAGCGGCTTCACGGACTTCTGGTGTCGTGTCGTATAGCGCGGCTTGGCTGGTCAATACTGCTCTGCCATTAGGGATGATCTGACGTTTTGTGATGTCAGCATTGGTCAAAGCTGCTTCAAAGTAGGTGACGTTGTACTCGTCGTAGCCAACCTTGGTCACGGTTCGTGAGCCGTTAAAAGGTGAGCCACAACCTGTGACCGTCAATGCCTGACCGACTACGAAAGTATTGTCATGGCAGTAAAAGCGAGCCACATTGCTTGTGATTGATGCGCCAACAATAGACACATCATCAAAAA